GTTATACCTGTTGAAAAAATCAATAGCTTTTTGCTGCTCTGTTGTCAACCTTGAGCCATTTTTAATTTCATCATAGTAGTTGGATTTTACACTTTCCAAGTGGTTCTTTGCTTGAGCAACTTGCTCCTTCAAAGCTAATTTTTTTCTTCTTATATCTCTATCATCATCTAACTCTTCGTCAAAAGAAAATTGATCTTCCATCATAAAGTCTATTTCTTCTGCGTTTAGATGAGGTTTAGTTTGCTTATAGTATTCTTTTAACAGTGTTAAATTATCTAAGTCAGAGTAATCTCTGTTTAGCTTAACGTAGTCTTCTATATCACCACCTGTATCGTTCATAAAGTCAACTAACTTTTGAACGTTTTCTGGTAATGGTTTTCCAGTCTCTTTAGCTTCAGCTATAGCCTCTTCTACTTCTTCTGTAACTTGCTCAACTTCTTCTTTTACTTCTTCTTCAGTTACTTCTTCTAGTACTGTGTCTTGTGTTTCGGCCTCCGGCTGTACTTCTTCTTGTTCCGGTGTGGCGTCGGCACTTTCATCGCTTCCAACCACTCCTGTGTTGTCAGCTGAGCCATCTGCAGCTTCTGTTGTTTCTTCTGGGTTTTCATCTTCAATTGGTTTGTCTAAGTTTACCTTAATAACGCTGTCATCGCCAGCACTTTCAAATACACTTTCATCAACTGTTTCTACAGTTTCTTGTGTAGTCTCATCGACTACTTGTTCATTTTTTTCTTCTTCCATAATAAAATATTATATAATTAGTAAAATTACCTAGGCTCAAACGAACCTAAATCAAATCCACTTCCAATAGTATCATTACCTGATGATTCAAAGTTTTTAGGTGGTTTGCCCGTCTTTCTTTGATCTATAAGCTCTGATTGTTGTGAAGCTTGTATTTTAGTTCTTTTATCTTTACGATCTTCTTTAGTAGATTCTCTACTTAATATGTTTTGCATATCCATCTGTCTAAGCTGCATGTTATATTGAAACTCTTGAGCCATAAGCTGAGATTTAATTTGCGCTTCAGCTTGTAGCTTTTGAGCGTCCATTTGAGCTTCTACTTGCTTAGTTTGCATTTTAGCTTGCTCTAGCGCTTGTTGTTTTTGTACTTCTAGCTGAGCAGCTGCTTGTTGTTGTTGAGTGTTAGCTTGTGCTTGAGCTTGTATGTTTTGCTGTTGCATCTGCTGATCTCTTTGTAGCTTCTTTTTTCTTCTAATTTTAAGAAGTTGATTAGCCAGCTTAACGTTTTTAATGTCTCGCAAGTCTATAGCATCTTCTAAATCTATGCTTTGCTGAGCTAAAGCTTGTTGTATATTGTTTTCTAATATAGCTTGCTCTTCTTCATCAGGCATAAGCTCTAAGAATATGCCAAAATCATACAGATGTAAGTTTGACATCTCTTCAAGCGTAGCAACATTATGCACGCCAATGCTTTGAATAAAAGCATCTTTTGTAGGAGAATATTCTATGATGTCAGATATTCTTAATGACAGTTGCTCTGCGACTTCAGCTGTTAAGAATAAACCTGAATCAAGTATATGTCTAGTCGCTGTATTAGAGTTTGCTGCCGCCAGTTTTTGTACGCCAAGCAAAGCTCTTTCGTCAGGCGTACTACCGTCACGAGCTTCGTTAAGCCCGGTTACGTCGCGTATCATTTGTAAGTAATAGTTATAATTACCTATTAGTGCTTGTATCTTGTTACCACCAGATCCAGAAGTAATTTCTTGAATAGGTACTTTACCAGGATTCATATCGCCCTCAGAAGTAAATGATCTACCAATAACACTACCTGTTTGGAAGAACATGTTTAAAGCTTCTTGTGGACTGTAGTTCGTTCCATTACCTAAGTCTATTTCAGCTAAACCATCAGCGTCTAAATAAACTCCGTCTGGAACCATACGCGACATTACTTGCTGAAGTTTCAAGTGTGTCAGTTGTATCATATCAGCAAATCCTGTAATACGTTTTACTAAAGATTCTATTCTACCTTTATACATACGAGGAGCTACTATATTGTAGTTCATTTTAACTTTAGTAAAATCACTTTTTGGCCTCATCATATTTTTAGCCATCTGCCATTTTAACAACTTCTTTGTGCCAAGAACCATAGCGCCTTCATATAAACACTCTATTGATCTTTGTAGCTTACTGTAATCAGTAGCTTCTTTTGGCGGATCAAACGTGTCGTCTTTTTCAATAAGCTTACTAGCACCAGAACCTGTTTCTTTTACTTTGTAAACCTCGTTCATATATGTTTTATAGTTGAAATATAAAACTTGAACTTTATTTTTGTCTGTATCTTCGTAACCTACGCCGCTATACTGGCTGTTAGACTTTTGCACATCAGCACTATTCTGTATCTCTTCTAAATCTTCGTGAGTTAAGTGTGGAAACTCTTTGGCTAACTCGTTAATAGGTATAGTCTTTACTTCTCCAACGTAATACAAATCATCAAAGTAAGGTGAATCAGTGTAAGAGTAAACTATATCCGCAGGATCTACGTATTTTATTGTAACTCCTTCTGAAGTGTTAAAATCTGTTTTCACAGCAGCGATACCAAGTACAGTTAAATCGTAGTAAAGCTGTTTTTTAATTAAATCGTAATTATTGCCATCAAGTAAAACATTTATAGCTTGCTCTTCCGCTAATTCTACAGCTTGCTTATAAGTTAACTGCATGTGCAACTCTAGTTCTTCTTGAGTTTCAGGTAATGTAGCTGGATCGTTTTGATAAAGGTTTATACCAAACTCTTCAGCCGCAAAGTCATTCATCTCTTTAGTAGCCATATCTCCAAGTACACTTTCCATGTACTCTGTTCGTTTAGCTACACCGTATGGATCTTGAGAATATGCCTTAATGTCAAAGGATCTATTAGAAAGTCCATTTACAACTATATCTACAAACTTAGGGATAATAGGCACGGGTGTCCAATCAAGGTTTAAGTAGCTTAAGTCACCATTTATAGAAAGTTCGTCTTTATACTTTTGTATAGACTGCTCTCCTCTAGCGTATAACCTTAAGTTATGATAGTTGTTAAAATTGTTTTGATACCTATTGTGGTTTCTATCGTTGTTAAACCACTCTGTTTCGATTGCTTTAGCAACCTTTAAACCGTAGTCATAGCTTAGCTTTTCAGCATCACTAACTACTTGACTTGGAAAATAACTCTTTATAACAGACTCTGCCATACTTTTATTTTATTATTTTTGATATTCCACCTTGGTTAGAATATTTAGATATATTTATGTTTACTTGCGGTCTTTTAATATCCGCGTGTGGTCTGTAAAGGTGACGATTGCAAGCCATTATAGCTAAACCAGAGCTTATAGCGGCATCAAACTTAGTTCTTTTGTTTATATCAAACTTAGCCCAATCATTTAAAGTTCTATTAAAATATATGTTACCATACACTCCTTCTTCTAAGTGACCTACGTGATCATTGATATACATTTCTATAGCTGCAGCGTGAGCTTGCTTTATATCTTCGCTAGAGTTAGGTATACCACCTATTTCTTTTTCAGCAGTACTTAGCTTATTCCAAACTTTATCTGGTCTATTCATACTAAAACCTCTATAGCCTCTTCGCTTAAAGTAGTAAAGTAATCTTGGTTTGTTATTTTCTGCTAACAATGGCATACCGTAAAATATGCAAGCCATTAGTATATCTTCAAAAAATATTTCTGCGGTTTGTGGTCTAGCAATATATTCTAAAAAGAAATGGTTTGGCGGAGCGTCTTCCATACTAAACTTTGTTAGTCCATGAAGAGATCCGTTGGATCCTCTACCATCAACAGTACCACTAATATCATAACTATCGCAGCCAAAGGCGCCCATATGCTCGTTACCAGGGTACTTAATACCATTTTTTATTATTACATTGTTTTGAAGTCTAGGCTGAGGCGTCCAGCTTATGTTAAACCTTCCTTTTGGGTCAGGATTAAAAACTACGGCCGTATCTTTAACTCCATTTACCCACTGAAAATTACCAGTGTTGTAAACAGCGCTATTTCCTATTCCTTCATTATAATCTATTTGCTCGTATATTTTAACTAAATTAAATATACTGTTTTTTGTTTCATCTCTAAACGCATGCTCTTCTGTTCTAGGAAACTGCCTATAAAACTCATTTAATGCGTCTTGGTCTTCTTTTAAACCTTCTACTTCGTTGTTCCAATTATCTATAACGCCTACGTCTATTAATTCACCGTCTGGTCCATGAACATCTCGTCCTGGAGTAATGAAGACAGGTCGTCCATATTCGTCAATAAATCCTTCAAAGTTCCACTCCATTGGAATAAACAAAGCATATAAACCAGATTTTGTTTGACCATTTTTATTTCTTCGAGTTACATCACTATCATTATACAATCTTTTGAAGTTGTCACCACCTTTGTCTAAAGCATTAGATGTTGATCCCATCATACACTTACCAATAATTCTACTACCTAATCTAAGACAAGTTTTTGTAACCCGCCAGTTGTTTAGTATATTATCTGGTCTTTCCCACTTACCACTTTCATCATGAACCAGCAGTGATAATTTTTCACCATCATAACTGTTGTCACCAGTGTTTTTCCAATCAATCGTCGTATCTAAACCTTTTATCTCTTCTAGCTTTTCATTAACCTCTATTTTTTTACGAGTAAACTTACTCGCTGGTACACGATACGCTAGCTCAGACTTTGGTCTGTCCATACCATCTTGAATAGGTTTAAAGAAAAAAGGATAATTTATTGATATAGGCACAACCTTGTCAGTAAACATCTTTTTAGCATCACCACCACTCTTGGATAGTATTCCATATCTACTATCACTCGATATTGTAGCTAAGTTAACGGTTTCAGCAGAGCTCATAAAAGAAAACCCAGAACGTCTATTTTTAAGATAACACATGCCGTAACATCTTTTGTCAGCCTTACAAGCCTCCCAAAATATAAAAAACAATCTATTAGCTTCGCGGAAGTCTGGAGCACCTACATCTATCTTGCTCCATTGGAGGTACATATAGTGAGTTCCTGTAATATAAGTTGGAACGCTAGCATTCTCAAACCAGAAACCTTCGTCACGCCTTTTGAATTCTTCATCTATATAATCGTACCATTGTTCTTTTTGTTCGTCTGGATATGCTTTCCAGTCAAATATAGTTTTAATCTTATCTAACAGCTTTGGTTTGTCTAACTGCTTCCACTTATTTTGCTCGTTGCTATGTACTTTTTTAGGTTGCTTAGGTAAAGCTATTTGCAAGCCTTGTATTTCATACACATCACCTATTTGGCCAGTTTTAGATATAACTACAATATCATGTTCTTTATTGTAGCCGTAATCCCATTTCTTACCTTTATTAAGTCTACTTAAAGTAGTTTTTTTAACAGGTTCAACTATTTTATATAGCGTTTGCTCGTAGCTCATTTAGATCTTCCTTCAGCAAAACCTTTAAACACTCTTTCTTCTTTCTTTTCTGGCTCTTTACCTTCTAATAAGTTTTCTTCTTCTTGAATACGGTTTAGTATTTCAAAAGCGTCAAATATAGCTAGCTTTTTAGTAGCAGCAGCATTTTTAAGCCTATCAGCCGTAATATCATCACCACTATCAACAATAGCTTCTTTAGCTACTTTAATAAGCTCTTCAACTGCTCTATGCCCAGCTTGGATTATACTCTTCTTCGTCTCCTTGATATTCATACTTAACTGTAATAAACTTATTATAGACTCTATAAAGCTTTTGGCCTTCTATTATAAACTCGTAAGTAGAGAAAGGCGTGAAACCTACGAGCTCTCCAATACTATTAACTCCGTCTGTATATTTTACAATGCCAACACAACTTTGTTCTACTTCTTGATTTAGCTTGTCTTTTTGCTTAATAGGCTTTACAAAGCAAAAACCATCAACAGCTTTCCATTTATCTTTTGACTTGTATAAAAACACTTGATCTAAACTAACTACGTAAGTGTTTTCGTCAATAAAAGCCTTACTGTTTTTTTCTTCACCTTTAGCGTTGTACCATCTTCTAAACACGTTATGATGTACTATTACAGTATCACCAACTTTAATCTTAGTGTCAAATGCTGTAGGAACAGCTTTTATTATAGCTTCTCTATTAACAAACTCGTGGTTTTGTATTTCAGAGTTTAAAATTAAATCTTTATCCTCTACCTTAGCGGTGTTGTTGTATCTACTACCTTTAGGCTCGATAATAAAATTAAAAGGTGTTTTCACTAATACTCTAGATTATACTCAATAGATATAGCCATATTCTTATTAAAATCCTTCCACGGTAATACATCTTTATTTTTCTTGATGTATATAGAGTACTTGTCGTCTTCTTCTATAATGTCACAAATAGTATGACCACCATACACATCCTGTCCAA